GACAATACCCCATGAGTTTTGTGACGTCTTCCCATACCACTCATACCCCGTCTGAGTCTGGGACTAGCACGGTGTTTTCACCGGCTGTCCCTTCTATCATCTGGGTTCCTGAGTTCGGCAATGGGTCGGTTACGTCATACAGCTCCAGGTATACGAACCCTGATAAGATTCCCGGTTACCGGGATCTCATCAGACGAGGTTTACCAGCTTCGTCGCAGCTCGATGCTAGTCGGGTCAGGTTGAGGTGTAACAACGGCATTATACTTATGTCGTCTGTCCACACTCTGAATCCTAATCTACTATCTCAGAGCGGCATTCGCGGTTCGGGCTTTCTATTGTCCGATCTGACAACACCGTCCTTTGACGATGAGCCATCTCGTATTAAAGCGCTACAGCGTTTCCTGTCGGCTTACCAGCAGAACATCTCCCAATTCAAGGGCGGTGTTTTCTTCGGTGAGATCAAGGAGACGATTTCTCTGATTACGCACCCTGGGAGGTTAGTTAGAACTGCCGTTGACGACTATTTGTCCGTTGCTAAGAAAGCACGGCGGTCGATCACCGGTAGACAACTAACTCGTACTCTCAGTCGTTTGTGGTTGGAGTTCACCTTCGGTATAAAACCGCTTCTTCAAGACATTGAGGATGCGTCACATGCCTTGGCCGATATCTCCGCGAATCGTCGCCTTCAGACCCGTATACAAGGTACATCTACTCATAGATATACCGTAGTAGACCAGGTCTATCCATCTACAGTTAATGTAGCTGGGTTGGCTATCGATATCATGGAGGAAACATCGGTTCAGATTGATTACCGTTATTACGGTAACATGTGGCTTGACACTGGGTCTCCTACCCAGATTATTAATTCTCTCGGTTTCGCTCCATCAGATTGGCTTCCAACCGTCTGGGAACTGATCCCCTATTCTTTTGTCATCGATTATTTCGCCAATATTGGCGACTTGATCAATGCTTGGAGTTTTGGGACGTCCCAGCTAAATTGGTCCAATTTGACTAAACGTCAAAAGAGAATTAGCAGGCGATACACCAGTAATATCAGGAACACTGATCCGTCGTTTAATGCGACGTTTGATGTATCAAACCCACCGGAGTCTGTAGTGACTGCGACTCATATTGAGCGTGCAGTCAATCCCTCTCTTGTCATGCCCTTAACTTTCCGGATACCCGGAATAGGGTCCACAAGATGGATTAACCTTTCTGCCTTAGTCTTGCAGCAAGGTAAGGACAAAAATCAAAGACTTTAACCTTCCTTTTGAGGATAAACCTCATGTCTATTTCACTCTCTGGCGCTATAACCGGCGGATCCATGTCGCAGTTTACGACACCAACGTATACTGTCACAACGGACGTCGCTCCCGATATTAACGGAAAGCAATATGCTGTGACTACGTTAGGCGGTACCCAGACCGGCGTGCGAACGCACGCTGTTTCGGATCCGTTTACCATAGCTTTCTTTCGGCCTAAGAGCCCGAAAGCGTTGCCTACCCCAAATCCCATTACTGGGAAGTACGGAGCGATCCCTCGTAACACGCACGGGTGCGTGGTTAGGAAAGGCGTTAACTACGCTGCTAATCAAGCTCCCGATATCGCAATCTTCCGTGGTAGCTGGGATATCCCAGCTGGCTCGGACGCTTACGATTCTGCGAACATTCGTGCCCTCACCAGCTTCTTGGTTGGTTGTTTCAACAACCAATCGCAGGGGTTGGGTGATATGTTCTGCAATGGCATTATCTAAGATTTCTCGGATAGTGCTTAGCGTGTTAATCTTTTTGTACAGTTCCGTCTTAAAGAACGAGGAGAATGAACGTGGAATCCCACCCGGTTGCTCTTTATCAAAGCATACAAACCGACCTCTGTCAGGTCGAAGGATACGAAAGCCTAAAAAGCCTAAGTAGTCCTCCTCCCGACAGTTCGCCAATGCTCGCTGCGGCCTTCAGCCTACGTGATTCGTTCCTTAAAAAATTAAGGGTCACGAATAGCGAAAAAGCTGATACTGCGTGCTTGCTTAATTTCCTTACAATCAATTCTAGATGTAAGGATTGGCGATGTGACATCCCGAGCAGTAAGGTTGAGACTCTCTATGGTCTCTTTAAGGAGAATCTCTATAGATTCTTCGACCCTTCTTGCTTCCCGGACGATCTGCTTTCCTACATGGAGGGGCCGTACAGGTCCTCGT